CATTGCAACTTGGTCAGATGTTAGCGAGTTTAAAAATTGCTGTCCTGATTCACAGTTATAAATGATCCATGGCGAGATGCGCCCTGCTGTGATGGCATAGCACAGTGCAGGAACACTGCCATATCTCAAACAGTGATGTGATTGAGCATTGTGTTTTTCTGCCCAGTCCATGCTGAATTCTACACCACGTGCCAAGGCGTCGGCTACATTTTCCAATGGCAAGTAGGTCAACAAATATTCAGTGTAGATTTGATCTGATGCCCAGTGATCTATCTTTTTGTTGTGTTTCAACAACCACTCAAGAAACTGACGAGGATTGATCACTCGAGTATCCACACAGTATCTGCCAAACTTTACAAAAGCACGATAGTAGGCCGAATCAGCAAAGTCATCAAATGTTTTGAGGCGAGCTGACCCTTGTGTGATTTCATAAAAGCGAATGTAGGCCTGGAACCCTAGTTCGACACCGCGTTCGTTGCGCTGTTGTCTGCGTCGTTTGGCTTCACAAACATGCACTGCCAAACTGCTTTCTCGCACAAAGTTTTTTTGACAGTATTGACACTGATAGAGAATGTCAGTGGGTTTTTGGTGGGTTGACACTGTCATTTGTCGTTGCCGGCGGCGCGATTGTATTCGTCTATTTCTTTTTGTGTGACAATGGCCATCATGACATCTATCTCGTCATCTTTGTAGTGGGGGAAAATAGCTTCCAATGCCCGACGTCGGGCTGACGCACCAGACTGTTTTTTCTTTGGCGCTATCCAAGGATGTCGATGAGTGCCCAGACCTGGACTCACAGTAGTGGCCATAAGCCATTGCAGCTTGGGATGCTTGGCCACTGAAAAGAAGTGTTTGTTGAATCGCTCGTTGGTCGCAATCACATAGAACTCTTGCAGGTCTCTCGATCCTTCTACGGCCGAGCCCCAACGTATCATGAGATAGTTTGAAAACTTCTTGCGTTCTTCTGCAGTGAGATCGTCATAGAATGTTCTGATCTTGCGATCAAACATGCGCATTTCGTTGGCAATGTTTAGTTTGTCACTCATGTTTTTTCTTTAGATTATACAACACAAACAGTTTTTCCAGCAGCTCGCGCATGGCTGGATCTGATTCAGCCATCAGTAGCACACTGTTGATATGATTTGCATAATATCTACGTTCTCTGGTTTCCTGAACTTTGCTATCGTAGCCCACAAGTTTTCTTTCAGAAGACCCAAACTCTCGTGCGTAAACGTGATTGCCATCGCGTTCATAGATATATGTGGCGCCAGGTTTAAGACTGCCCATAACTATACCCATACTGGTGGTAGGCCCAACGCAGAAATCTTTCTAGACCCTCACGATCTTCTGGATAGCTTTCCAAATAGATGCGCACCATCCTGTTCAACATTTCAAAAATCTGCGGTTCAGTGTACATTACCAGGCCTTGTTGTAGTCCACAATCTCACAGTTACGACTTACGTCTTTGACAAAATACACACAGTCAGGATCAGGACCATCGCTGATAGGCACTGCCAGCAACTGCCCATTTTTTAACTTGGGTGCATACCAGCTGACCTCATGGTACACATCTAAAATTTCTATGTCTGGAAAGCTGGGGCGGAAGCTGGTTAGTGGATTGAACTGGAATACCTTGAAGCCACGATCATTGATTGAAGTCAACGGCAGCACTTCAAGATCTCCTATGTCGGGTTCGCCTATTAAGACCTGCCAATCCATGGGCATTTTCAAAGTGTGCTGACCAATTCGCAACACCAAAGCAGGTGCATTAAAACTTTCTAAAAAAATCAAAGGTATGAAGTGGTAATCTGGCTCTGCTGGGTTAGAGTTGTCCAGTATTGAAAACCTCATGTCATCTACTTCTTCAGGTAAATGATCTAGATCATAGGGCTGGTTGTCCAGTGTTAGTATTCTCATGTTTGTAGTGTATAGAAAATTTATCACAAAGTCAACTACTTTATCTGCATCCACTCGAGTTTTTCTTGTGAGAATGGGTAGTTGGCCTCACGATAGTAGGCTTTACGCTTGGTCAGGTGCCGGCGGGCAAATTTGCAGGTACTGGTTATGTCCCAGATTTGCACGTGGTCTTTGTCTTCGGCTTTGCGGATTCCCCGCCCAATGCTTTGTATGACTCGCACAAAACTCTTGCCGGGTTCAATGAGCACAAGATTGAAAATACGGGGGATGTTGATACCCACTGCGGCCACGCCATATGTGGCCACAATGATTTTATCTGTTGCCTCTGCCACTTGGTCATATTCGTCCTGTCTATCTTTGGCCTTGGTTGCGCCGGATACAAACACAGCACGGTCGCCTAGTCGTGACACCAGTGCTGTGCCTGCTGCCACACGATCCACCAGCACCAAGGTATTGCCAGTTTGATTTACATGCTCTATGAGCTCGGCCATGGCATCTAGACGCCCTGACTCTTCCAGCAGATATTTAAGCTCACTCTGATAGTTGGCGTATTCAACATGATCCTGTAGTTGCACAATGTTCACATGGCACTGAGCTAACACTCCTTGCTGTTGCAGTTCGTTGGCACTCAACTTGCCAATCACAGGACCCAAACTAACCAGCAAGGACTGGCTTTCAAATTTTTCTTTGGGTATGGTGCCGGTCAAACCCCAGCGAATTGGCACTCTGGCCATGACACCAGTGAGCAGGGTTTTCAGTGCATCGGCCTTGGCCATGTGCACCTCGTCCACAATCACACACACCACATCGTCGATGAAGTCTTGTATGGTGCAGTCGCCCACACCTGATTTGGTGTTTTTCAACAGCACATTGAGACTTTGCCAGGTGCAGATGGTGTGCCGATGACCGTGTTCTTTGCGATCACCAAAGTAAACTCCCACATCAAGCCCTACATTGCGATAGTCTTTTTCTGTCTGTGTCACAAGACTCTTGTTGGGCACAATCACAATTGATCTGCCATAAGGCTCCACGCAGGCACTCATGGTAGCAGTCATTATGGTCTTACCTGCACCTGTGGCCACTTCTTGTATGCACTGAGGATTCTGCAAGAAGTTGTTGACAATTTCTACCTGATAGTCACGCAGCATAATGGGATGGCCTTCGGCAGGATGTCCTTTGGGCCATGTCTTGTATGCCCAGCGATTTTCTTCTACCAATTCAAAGTCAAATGTAACCGAGTAATCACGTTGATCGTCTAGTTCAACATCCCAGTTGTATTGCTCCAGCAAGGGCAATATTTCAGGCAGCAGGTTGGTGTATGTAGATCCACCCAGTTGAAAGTAACTGACCTTGCCATCCCAACGGCCCAGCCTCACAGCTGGCAAGTAGCGAGCATATGGCACGTCATATTTGAACGCCGTGACCAGTCTGCGGCGCATGTCAAGATCCAGACCTTCTATCTTGATGTTGACTTCATCACGTATGACAATTGTGGCTTGTTTCATTGTAAGGTTACTTGCTGCACCCACTGACGTCGGGAAATTTGAAATAAAAGATCTTCTCGATCACCTGTGTATTCCAAATCAGCAACAGGAAATCGCAAGGGCTGTGCTTTTACATTATACACACTTTTGATGTCGTGAGCAACAAAAAAGTTCTGATGTTGATCAATGTAGCGTTGCACTGACCCATATATTTTGCTCAAATCTCTATCATAAAACTGCACATTGAAGTCAGCACTGTAGTGACTGAAAGGCCGGAAGGCATCATTGGCAATGTACTTATCGTTGTCGTGCGCCAGATCCTCGACTGTTTTACCAATTTCACAATAGTTCAAATACACTGTGCCAAATTTAATAATAGGCTCGCCATAGACGGCTTGTAATTCTGAACTTAACTTGTGCACCTTGGGCATGCCGAACCAAGTGCAAACAACTCTTGGTCTATTGCCTGCGGCCACGCTTTCGCATCGGTGCACGGCCAAATTCAGTTCGGCCAAGGCCTGACGCACCGACTGTGGAGCATCAAACCAATAATCAGAATTTTGTTGGTCTAATAGTCCGTGATACCGTTCAAAGATATTGTGTAGGTAATTTAAACAATCTTGTGTGTACTCAAATGGCCTGTGTATGATTGGGTCCCAAAGATTGATTGTGGCAATACAGCGTTGGATGTCAGCCACAGCTCGTTCTCGCTCGGTTCGTGGAGTGCCAAAACCGTAAAATCTGTCAGGGTGATCCATGGGCCAATCAACACGTTCACGCATTCTTTTGATCCATAGGTCGGCCACTGGTGTATCACGCACACGAAAATTTAAGGTTAAAGGATCTTGCTGGCCTAGGGTAATGCAAAGCATTGTAACAGTATATACTTACCGCAAACCAAAGTCAAAAAAAACAGGCACCGAAGTGCCTGTTGTAAAGCCTGGGCCGGAGCCAACCGTTTAAATGCCCAGGAAAACTCTATCTGCTACATCATGCAAACTGTGCGCCGTTGCTGAGTGTTGACCACACCTTGCGCTTTTCATAGTAGCGAGCCATGCCAGGCCAGTCTGCGGCATAGATGCTGAAGCTGTAACCAGGACGATGGCACCAAGTGTTCCACTTCTTGTTCAAATGTCCGCCAGCACCGCCACCTGATCCAGTGTGGGCACGTTGACGTCCGGTTCTAAAGGTACCACTGGAGAACAAGTCACTGCCCAGATAGATGTAGTCAAACTCTTTGGGCCAGCGCACCAGCCACTCAATGTTACCATGCCAGCCAGGATAACCCTGTGGCGCTTTTTCGTCACGGCCGCCCCAGTTGGTCACACCGTTGTGTGGGCATGAGTGTGTGTTGCTGACTGAGTCACTCCAGCGCAGATCAAACTTGGTGAATTCCAAGATTTTAGGGCAGGGCATGACAGTGGCATTTTTGCCGCGGCTGATTTTCTTTCCAACAGTGTCCCAGTCGCGCGGATCACCTGCGGCTGCTTCGGCCCAGAACAGGTGCTGATTGTCAATGACCATCTGTGCCCATTGCTCAAGACTCTGCTCACGATTGTAGAATTCAATCCACACAGCATCCTTGGCTTCACGATCAAGACGCAGTTTCTTTTGAGCCAAGCGATGGCGTGCCAGCTTGCGCAGGTGGGCTTGATACTTTGATTTGTCCTCAAAGATCTTGCCGTCAGATTCGCTTTTCCATGCTGTGATTTGTGCCATGATGTTGCTCCTGAATCTAGAGCACTGCTATACAAAAAATCAAAAATGCAATGAATGGATGTCCAAACAACAAGGCCATTATGGCAAGTATAGTGCCAAAGAAGGCCTTGTCGCTGTCCACTTTAGGCTGCCTTCATGCAAGTGGTCTCAGCCAGGCGCTTCCAGTTCAACACACTGAGCTTGCGAAGATCCGCAATCTTCAGTGCCATGCGCAGGCTGACTTCACGCAGACGATCTTTGTTGACATTCATGAAGTCAATGATGTCATCTTGCACCGCAGGCTCAAAATCATAGTCTGCGAACAGCACGCCATCTTTGGCAATCTGCCGGATACGCAAGAGCTTGTCACGCATGGTATCCAAGGTCAGATCCAAGTAGTGGCAGCGGCTTTGCAGTGCATCCAAGTGATCGCGCAGCTTCTGGCTCTTCATGGTGTCAAACTTCAAGTTGGTGATAAAAATCACCGAGCCTTTGAACTCAAACTGGTCTGGGATGCCTTCGCGACGCAGAGTGCTGCTCTCACTCAGCCAAGAAATCTTGCGCTTCTTGCCTGAGTCCAGTGCGCCTTTCAGCAGGTTCAGTGCTACGTCATCCAGCAGGATGCTGTCGCAGTCGTCAAACACAACCACACAGTTGGAGTCACTGTATTTGTACAGAGTTTGATACAGGCCAATGGGAGTGGCTGAGCCTTTGACAACTTCAGCGCGAAGTCGTTTGTTGGCTAGCTTGTCAAACAAACAAGCCTTGTCAATTTCTTGCTCGACACCGTAGCTCTTGCCCACGCCAGGAGGGCCCGACACAATCATGGCACGAATGTCACCACTGACACAGGCCTTGGTCATTTCTTGCAGGATTTCAAAACGCTCACGGATACGATCCATGGCCTGCTCGTCAGTTTCGGCCGCAGCCGCATGCTTTTCAAATTTCACAGTGTTTTCTTGTGTCATTGGGGTAGTGTACTCGATATCCGAAATATCTTCAACTCGCACTCGGATTGTTTCGGGGCACTTAGGGAAGATGCCGTTGTTTTTGACAGTGACATAGCCGCCACGGGCACCAGTTTGAAACCCTGACACCAGTTCAAACACAGTGTCAATGACAGGGGTGCCGCGGTAGTTACCGTTGATGACTCGAATTGCACTCATGGTTGGCTCCTTTAGTGTGCGGTTGTTTCTTACTATGCATCTATTATAGCAAATGGCGAATTAATGGTCAACCAAATTAACCCGCCGTGTTGTGTGGCTTTTTTGCCACTATTTTTTGTTATTTTTCTGCGATCATTTGCTGGATTTTGGCCTGATCTTGCAGCTGACCCAGGATCATGTTATAAAGAACATAAACAGCCATGATCATCAAAAACCCTACGCCTATCCAGGGCAGCAGATCAATACTGATCATCTTTATAATTTCCACAGTGGCCAGGGCTGCCACCACACTGCCGCCCAGGGCACCCAGGGTCAACAACAAAGCTTTGACTTTCAAGTTCATATTGAATTTTCCTTTCATGCTGTGATTGTAGCATCAGCACAATTAACGGTCAACCTTGTGGCAGATTTACAACAAATATAAAAAGTTGTACAGTTGATCAGTGGGCACACTGTGTTGTTTGTAGCCTTCGATCACTGTGTCAAGGTATTGTTGCGTGGGCTGCGCATTGGCCACACCTGGCTGCATGAAATAACAGTGAGCCATCACAGTGCGGCCCTGATGTTCCACTGCCAGTTCTCGGCGGTCATAATACCATGGATAGCCTTCTAGCCGGTCAAGACTATTTAGGTGATGCTGATCAATGCTCCACAACACACCATCAACAAAACTGTCTTCGCAGGGAACCACGTCTGCATGCACAGCAAATCTAAAACCGTGCTTCAACAATCGAGCTGCACCCAGACTCAATGCGCCAGAGCAGCGTTGAGCCATACCAGATCGATTGGTGTTCATTCCATAGGAAAAATAAAGCATGGTTTTTTAAATGATTAGCCTGTAGTGTAACACAGGTCTATAAATCAGTCAAGAACTATCAACACCATAACTGTTGAATCACTGGATCATCAATTTGATGAGGTTTGGGCTGTCCGTGAAAAACCAACACAGAGGTTTCGCCGTCAATTGCTGCGCCTGTGCCTAACTTGTTGACTTGTCTAGTTTGAAAATTGTACCCACCATCTTTGACCTGCCAACGATAACTTTGTACCAATTTTGTATCAAAGTAACGTAGATCGTTTTTGTCTATCGCTGCATTGAGGTAGTCTTGATCACCATAATACTGTTTCACAGTAGACAAGATGTTTTTGCCATTGAACTGCTGCCAAACATTGTCAAACTTTGCAACATTCCACCACATCACACTGCTGTTAATTCCAACATATCTAGAATTTTGCAAATATTTAAAGTCTTTGATGGTCCAAAATTTTTCAGTAGACAATGCAGTAATCCAGGCAAGATCTCTCACTATCACACAATCAAGATCAAAATACAACAAGTTGCCTTGATGATGTTCAGCATTGAACATTTGTATTTTATACCACCAAGATTTTTTGGGTCCTTTGATCCCAGGCCAATCTTCCAAACAGTGTTTGATCATGTGTGGCGGCACTGATCGATCGTGCTCGGTGTAGACATGAAAACGTATGCGTGGTAAGTTACGGCACAACATGTTGTACAGTTTTTCAACATAGATCCAGTCATACCCTGTTCCATGTATCACACATGCACAATCAATGACATGTTTGGTCATGGTTGTAAGGCACCGCTCCACAAAGCTGGGTATTGTTTGGCCAGTCTAAGCAGATTCAAATCAAGTCCTTCAGTGCCAACTTTGACGGCTCGCATCTTGCCTTTCTTGACTACTTGATTGTACTGACCTTGTGTCATGCCTTGTGCAATATCTGTGCTGGTTTTGTTTAACTTTTGTTGCCAACCAGGACCTTCACGTTTGGCTGAAATTTGTTGTTCTTTCATCATCACATCGCCCATGAGAGTGAAATGCCAGCCTGCTTCCAAATAGGCAGGGCCATAATCGCCCCAGGTCTTGTTTTTGCTCATGTAAAGATTCTGTATGGGATCTGGTATGTTAGTGACATGACACATCTTGGTTCCGGGCCAGCGCCCGCTTTGCGTTTGCCAATCAAAATATGCTGTGCGTACATCTTGAGACCAAAACATCTTGCCATGTTGATCAACTAGCTGTTTGGCTTGGTCAAAGCATCGGGTGTCGGGAAACTCGTCGAGGTCACTCATCATCATGTATTCATCTTGGCCCACCTGTTTGATCATAGAGGCCAAAGCATTGCGCATTTCTCGTTCTACATGGCGACTGTTGTTTTTGAAATTTTCTTCGCCAGGTTCAAACACACTGCGATCAATTTGAAGATAATGATAGTCAATTTTGTTACGCTGTGACAGTGTGAGTTGTTGATAAACTTGGTCAAATTGTGCAGCATGAGGTTGGCAACTGAATGTGGTGTCTGTCTCTACAATCACAAATCTTCGAACATAAGGTTCAAGATACTGTATTCTTAGAGCAAACAGGTCAGTTTCATTGAAATAGAGAAAACTGTCGATCATGATCAATATTTACCGTTAAAGGCTACTATAAATAGTTTTATGAAACAGCCCAGAATGATATCACAGTTCTTCCAACATCATTGGCCGCAAGGCCAGTCTGGATTCTATGTAGAGATAGGTGCGTGGAATGGTTACAAGAAAAACAGTACCAAACTGTTGGAAGATGCCGGTTGGGACGGTGTATGTGTGGAACCCACCCCTACCAGCTTTGCTGAGCTGGTCAAGAATCGCAGATGCCGATGTTTGAATGTGGCGGTGTTTGATCATGTTGGCGAAATGGAGTTTGCGGTGTTTGCAGACCGACCTGAATGGAACGGCATACTCAAAACATTTGATATGGCACATGCCAAAAAAACTCAAGAAAAATACAATCAAACGCTGGAAATTATCCGAGTGCCTTGTGTTACATGGCAACAACTGGAATTGCCTAGTCATATTGATTACTTGCAAGTGGACGTTGAAGGCGCAGAGCTGCAAATCTTAAACACTGTGCCCTGGAATTCTGTCAACATTGACTGGATCTGCCTCGAAGACAATGCCAGTATGTCTGGTGACTTGACCTATAGAAACTACATGAAAGATCTCGGATACGAAATTGTCAGAAACGATCGTCAAGATTATCTATACCGACGCTGTGTAACAGTCTACTGAGTGGCAGGCCCAAAGCAATCTCGTTCACTGTCCATTCAGTGTGCGCCAACCAAGTCAGCCACTGTTGACGTTGTGGATATTGTGGATTTTCAATCATAGACAGATCAGTATTACCAACTTCGGCAGCCAAACTGGCGTTGCCAACAAACACAGGTACTCCAGCTATTGCTGCCTGTGGCCCTGGCGCAGAGTTCCAATTTACTACTGCCCATGCATTGACCAAGGTGTTGTCAAAATCAAAACTGTCATAGGTGTTGGTCAACAATCGTGGTTTCACTGACATACAACCTGCTGGTACTGTGACAGGGTACCTAGGGTGAGGTCTAACCACAATGGGTCTATCACTGTGCTGTCGAATCTTATCAACAGTGTGTTGCAACCATTGATTGATTGCAGGTTGCCCATGCCATTGATAACTGTCAGCACGCTGCAAAGCAATCACTATGTTTTGCCCAGAACGCCTCCAAGGATGTATTTGCATGCCTAAAATTTTGTCACGATCTGGCTGATCTACTGCGTTGGGATAACACTGTCGGCCAGTGCCGTTGACCCCCAACTTCCAAGTACGTCCACGATCAATCATGCCTACTTCGGCCACAATCACGGTGCGCCCAGATTGTGTGTACGTCTGCCATACAGCTTGATTACGTCGCATACGGCCGGACCACAGCACGCTCCATATCACAGCTATGTCTGCAGAGTCGTTGTGATAACTCACCGAGATCCCCAATCTCTGTAGTCCTTGTGCAATGGCCTCAAACACCGGTGCACTGTTTCTAGCACCAAATTGATTATAGAGGCTCACTTGCATGATGATAATTAATGTATGAGGTATATTGTAGTTACCACGTTCAATCAAAAAGGGTACGAGAAGTACGGGCAGCGCATGATTCAAACTTTTTTGGCTCAATGGCCTGCGCATGTACAACTGGTGGTCTATGCAGAAAACTGCACAGTGCTGGAATCAGCTCCAAATCTCAAAGTTCTAGATTTACACGAAGCCAGCACTGCACTGGTAAGATTCAAAGATCAGTGGAGCACTGTGCCCAAAGCCACAGGCGATGTCAGTGATGACCCTGTACGCAGTCAACGCAAAGATGCAGGCAAAGGATTTAAATGGAATGCAGTGAGATTTGCACACAAAGTTTACTCAATATTTCACTGTGCCAAACACTATGCCTGTGACTGGTTAATATGGATGGATGCTGACATGGTGTGTCACTCACCCGTTACCATGCCTATACTGGATCAGTTCTGTCCACTCAATCGCGATTTGTGTTATCTAGGGCGTGTGGGCAAATACAGCGAGTGTGGGTTGTACGCAATGAATCTCAACTCCAAGGCAACCAGAAATTTTTTAACACATTTTCAACAAATGTATGATGATGCCGAACATGGTATTTTTAGTCTGCAAGAATGGCATGACAGTTTTGTGTTTGATGCAGTGAGATCCAAGCATCCATTGCGCACACTGGACTGGTCGGCTAACTTGATCAAAGGCGAAGGCCACCCCCTGATCAACAGTGGCTGGGGCGCCTATTTGGATCATCTCAAAGGCGATCGCAAAGAGCAAGGCCGCAGCAAATCCAAAGATTTAAAGATCAAAAGATCTGAGCCATATTGGCGTCAAACCCAATGACGCATGTGTGCCCAACAAGCGCCTGAACTGAGTTCGTCAAACTTCCAATGAAACATAGAAATGCGCTGAAGCCAACTGAGTCGATCTGGCAACTGCGGTGTTTCAATCATGGACAACTCTGTGTTGGCAATGTCTTTGCACTGACTACGAGTAGGATCTGTAACAAAAACTGGATAGCCTTCTATGGCAGCTCCCACAACTGAACTGGAATTGTAATTGACCACTGCCCAACAATTTTTAAGATCATGCTGCATGTCACAGCCTGTATCACTGATTGAAACTCCAGGTATGCCAACAAACTGTCCAAGATAAGCTGCACTGCTGCGATCACCTGGATGCGGTCTGATGCGTATGGGCCGGTCTGTGTGCTGTTTTAATTTTTGTATCACAGCGTGTGTCCACGCTGGCACAGCAAAGTCACCCATGCTCCAGCCACCGTTGCGTTGTAGACACAGCAGCACATGATTTCCTTGTTGACGATAGTCTCGCACTGTGAGTTTGAGATCACTCTGAATTTGTTGCCAACGTCTAGGATCAATCACAGTGTCACAGTAAATGCCTGTGGTAGGAAAAATACCATTGAAACTGTATCTGAGATAATGTCCAGGGTTGGCACGATCTTTGTAGAGAAACAGATTGCTGTCCACAGCAACCACTCTTGAATGTTGTGCAATGGCTGCACCTCGCAGTTGCAAATGCGGCCTAGCACTGACTTCGTGAGTCCAACCTTGTATTACTCCAACGTCTGCTGGCACACATTGGTGGCCTGTGACATCAATTACTTTGTCACCACAGTATTTGGCACCAGTGGCAAATCGTGTGAGAATTTCAGGCTTTTCAGGATTCTTGTTGCCTGGCGGTACACTGTTATGATAGATTGCTAGAGTTGGCATGTTGCAACAAACTTGCGCTGTCAAATGGATCTTTGGCTCCGGCCTTGTAGTGTTTGATGTAAGGAGCCATCACACTGCGAGGAATGGGTGTTTTGTGTCGCTGTCCTGGATTCAACTCCATCATGTCAGCACCAGCAGCAGACATTTCAGCCACTACTGCTCCGTACACCTCGCCGTCATAGAAACGTCGCAATTTGTAGCCTAAATCGTTGCGGTAGTAGTCTAGATATCGCTGTGCAAAAGTGCCAAACATTTCATGACACTTGTTTACCACAAAAAAGCCAGTTTCACAACTGAAACTCATGCGATCAGGATCATCCTCGCTGGGCCAATCGTGCCATACACCATAGTGTGTGCTGAGCACATGATCTGGAGTGATCATGTCCAACAGCTGAGGATTCACTGCCATGGTTGTGACCACATCAGCGTCTAACCAAATCAATCTATCGCAGGCAATGTTTTGCATGGCATGAATCACGCTGAACGCTTTTTTTGCAAACTGTCTGGTGCGACTGCCAGTTTCGCGATTCATGAAATTTGTATAGTCAACAGGCAAGTCTGACCAAGGAACATAACGTGCCCATTTGTTTTTTGGTGGGTCGACCATGTCTTCATTGTACACATACAGCGGAATGTTTTGTGGCCAATTCAATCCGTAGCTTTCAATACAGGCACGCCCACATTTTTCATAGTAAGCCTGGTTCATGCTGGTTATACAAACAAACTTTTTACTGGCCATGTTGCTCCGCCATGATGTGTTTGGCCTGTCCTGACTGTAACTCTTTGACATGACACTGACCATAGGCCAAGTGGCAAGCCCAGGCCTGTCGCAGATCTTCATCAGGCCAAAAAGGATCGTCAATGCTGTCAAGTGCGGCATTGGCCACAGGTGCAGCAGCATTGCACGGTGCCAAAACGAAAGCTGGCACTCCCTGCATCACTGCTTCTGTGGCAGCCACGCTGTTGAAAGTGACCAAAGCATGCACATCATCTGCCAGCACTTTGGCCAAAGGATCTTGATGCACACGGTCGTCTCTGCGTGGCGATCGCTGCCGTATTGTAATGGGTCTATCAGTGATTTTTTTTAGCGTTGCAACAGTGGTGGTCAACCAGTGTTGTTGATCTATGTTGTAGAACTTGCAAGGCTTTTCATCAGGCACAGCAATAACAATTTGTCTGCCATGTCGTCTAGGGTGCATGTCAATTGCCAGGCGCTCCCAACGATCTCTAGGACGATGCACAATGGTATTGTGTTGCAAATTGTTGGGCACAATACGATGCCAAAGTTTGTACCCATGCGGATTTTTTGGGCCAACATTGTTGCCGAAATAACCTGAATCCATGTAAAAAAACTTTCTGCCTGACTGCATACATTGCTTGATTACTTTGTTGAGGATACCTCTCAACACCACTGGTTGGTCACTGGTTGCAAAATCAAAATCTTCAGTGTTGGTTGCTGGAACGCCGCAGCCCTGGGCCAACATGTTGATATATTGATCTTTGCCTTGCTTGCTTAAAAAAATCATATGTTACTTTGTTCACAGTACTCAGTCAAAATACGCTGGCGATGCCATTCATCGCCCTGAGGTGTGTCAGCAAATTCGTGAAAGCAGGGTGCACCCAGGGTGTAATGCAACAGCTTGGCATCGGTGTTGGCTCCGTATTCATCAGGCAGCCAATTCCATTCTGGCGGTAGTTGTCCTATTCTACTGTCATCTAGCCAGGTAAAACGATGCAATTGAGCACCAGTTGACTGTTGCACAAACTCTGGGGTAAGTTTGCGATTAGGATAACTGTTGCAGTTCCAAAGTATGACGCTGCTCCAATTTTTTCTTGGATAATCTTCGTTTTTGGCGCCAAGATATTTTACAGGTCTGCAAGTTTTATATTCATGTTTGACCACTTGAACATCCGTGTCTAGTCGTCTCAAATTCCACAACTCAGTGATGTCTCCTCGCACAATCATGTCGCCATCTATGAAGATTGCATGTCCTTGATAGTTTTGCAAATACGGCACTAGAAATCTAGTGTAGATAAAATGATTGCTGCCGTCTGTGTGAGTTTCTGTATAGTCTTTGAACAGGTTTAGTGCCACAGGTATGATAGCAACTGGTTGACTGGAGTTGCGTATGATAGAGTTAACACACACATGATATGCAATGGCTTCTCTAGGATCATAACCGATGTATACCGGAATGGCTTTCATTTTCTCTCAATGTCGTTTTCAATGCAGGCATCACCGAATTGAATTTCAATCAACTTCAACGGTTCTGTGGTTTCATTGCACAGCATATGCCATTGGTTGCGATCAATCCAAACATATTCGTGCCGTCGGAAACAACCTAGATGTTCGTGATCAGTACTGGAATCCAAGGTATACACTGTGGCTTCACCTTCGGCCACAAACCAAAACTCTGCACGTTGATCATGACGTTGCATGCTCAAGCAAGTCTTGGGCATCACAGTGAGTTCTTTGAGTTTGGTATGGTCTCCCACTTCGTGAAGCACACGATAGTAACCCCAAGCTCGGTCAGTCTTAGGAGCTTTCCATTCTTCCAAGATCCAGCTGCTGCTGTTTTTTTTGTCTTCGCCGCCCACACCAAACACAAATTCTATGTTGGGATCTTCAACATCCATTTCGGGAATGTTTTTTGCTGTGCGATCGCCACCGTTGGCAAATATCAGCGTGGCAGTGGGCCAGTGTGCTCTGACCTGTTGTATAAAATGCTTGGCCGACCCGTCGCTATCATCAAAGGTGTACACTTCGTCTACCATGCTGAGATTGTTGATCACAGCCAAGCGCTCATTCCAGGGCATGAATGCACGGCCTTTCTTTCTAGCCAGCCATTCATCGCTGTTGAGCCCCACTATGAGTTGATCGCCTAAATTGCGAGCTGCTTTGAAGTACGCAATGTGTCCTGAATGCACAGGATCAAAACCGCCGGTGACAAGTACAATGTTCATGCAGATATTTATAGGCTAACATTAGGGTAAATACAAAATGAACCATTTTTATCAAGACATCCAAGGATTTATGAGTCACAAAAACACAGTGATGCTAGACATTGTGTTGGATCGATTCCCGGTTGGCGGCCACTGGGTCGAGCTGGGAGCATGGACAGGAAAAAGCACAGCCTATTGTGTGGTGGAACTGTGGCGTAGACAAAAATTAAACAAATTCTACTGTGTGGATACCTGGGACGGCGGTATCGAACTGATTGATCAAGACATTGTAAAATCGCAAAGTCTTGAACAGGTTTTTCGAAACAATGTGGCTCCTATCATTGATCTAATTGAGCCTATCAAAAGTTTGAGTTGGGACGCAGCGGCCAGATTCAGTGACAGGTCTGTGGATTTTTGCTACGTGGATGCTGGGCACACCTATGAATGTGTGATTCAAGATTTACGGGCATGGTGGCCCAAGATCAAGCCAGGTGGTCAATTTGGCGGTGATGATTACACCAAAGGCCACCCTGGAGTGCAACAAGCTGTGCACGAATTTTTTGAAGCACTCAACATTAAGGTGTGCAGAGCTGGTCGGTGTTGGTTGGTAGACAAACCTAATTTTTGACCGCGCAGTTTGGCAACTTCAATATCTTCAGGTCCTAGTTACACCGTAATATCTTCCATGCCCGCTGTGCGCAGTCGCACAATGTGACCCATTTGCCACTGTTTGGTATCAAGACCTTTCATGATGCCTAGCCAGCGATTGCGCAAATAAGCCACTTCGTTCACAATGGTTTCGTAGTCAATGACTTCGTCCTCGCCGTCAACGTACTTTTCGGCGTCTCGCGAAGTCAAGGCACGAGCATAACCTTCAAGGTACTTCTGAAAGTGCTTGCGTCTGATCTTGCGCAGTTGAATGTTGAGATAGTTCAATACTGCTTCAATCTCTTGCAGTTGATTGTATCTAAACTCAGTGATGCCAGGCAGTGCTGTGATATTTTTTTCTACCAACCCACTGATGCGGCAATCTTTTTTGGCTTCTTCTAGCTCACGTTCGTAGTGTGCAATGAAATCAGGAATAGCACCAATGTTGGCAACTACTCTACTGTACCACATCAGTTTTCCCAGTCGTTGTAATCTTCTTCCTCGGCTTCTTCTTCGTCTTCGTCAGAATAGTCACGGTCGTTGTCTAGGTAAGATGTTAGAGCACGTTTGATGTCACTGTCACTTTTGAATGCATCTGTGATTTCGTCTACGTCAATATCATGATCGATCATGATATTGACCATTTGTAATGCAGCATCGCCACGATCTACAACGTTGATATAACGTTTCAACTCACCCCAAATTTCAGCTCCAATTAATGCACTCATTCTGCGTCCTCCTCAACTGTAGTTACCTCTTCCTTGCGTTTTCCAAATTCTGCCATCACAACATCCAAACAGCCGTTTTCATTTGACTCCCAGCCTTTGCGGAAGAATTTGATAATTTCTCCATCCAATGTAGTATAAGCAAGACGATTGCCGTCCTTCTTGAGAAAGCCTTTTTTCTCTGCCAAGTCTGTTAGGCCTGAGTAAGGGTTCATGCCTGTCTCATAGGGAATCTTGACCTGTACACCTTCAAAGGGTTTGGCATAGCGAGTTTTCATGACCTTGCAGGCACTGCGAATACCCATGACTTCTGAAATCTTGTTGCCGTCCTCATCCTCTTTGAGCTTGAGTTTTTTCATAGCCACCACAATAGAGCTGGCGTAAATGAAACCTTGACCGCCAGAGATTTTATCATCGGGGTCAAACATATCCTGGCTGGCGTAAGTGTGATTGGTACAAACCAAACCCACGTTGTATGAACCAAACATGTTCACACAGTTACGCACCAAGGCAGTGAGAGCTTTGGGTTTACGTCCTAGATCACCCTTCATTTCGCCTGCGTCAAACTGATTCACATCAGTAGGCGTCAACAACATGCCCAGTGAGTCAATCACAAACATGACTTTGGGACGCTCGCCTTCGGCTAGAGCCTTGTAGTCACTCATGAATGTTGAAATGGTCTTGGCCACATCGTCAATCATGGCCATGCTCAACTTCAGCAATTTGCTTTCGCTGGTATCCACACCCAAGGCCTTGAGCCAGTCTTCATCCAAGGCGTTTTCACTGTCAATCAGCACCACAAAGATGCCTTGCTCTTGAGCGTTTTTAATAATATTGCCAGAGCAGATATAGCTTTTGCCAGCACCTGATTCTCCGGCAAACACAGTGACCTTGCCCAAGGGAATGCCACGATTGAAGTCGCCCGAGATCAGGTAGTTCAAGGCATAGTTGCCTGTGGAGACCCAGTCAGTGGGATCGTTGAAACCGATGGAGAGTCCATCGATTGATTTGGTTATTTCTTTACGGAATTTTGAAACGTCAAAAGGTTTTCCCATATTGTGCCTTTAAAATAGAAACACACAGGGTTGCCCCTGTGTGTAATTTTGATTACTGCTTGTTTTGTCTAGCACGAATCATGGCCAGGATGTCGGCTGCATTGCCTGACGGCTTGGCAGTAGTCACAGGCGCTGCGGCTGCTGGGGCCTCATCGGTGTCAAACGGTGGATCATCATCCTGGGCAGCAGAGGCTGCCTTGGCCACAGGCACTGCCTTGGCCACAGGTGCTGGTGCAGCATCTTCGCTGTCGCCACGACCTGGTGCTTGAACGCCAGCTGGACGGAAGTACTGACCCCAACGCTCAGTGTCATAGGGCTGGCCATCCACTGAAGCTTCAAACATTTCTTTGATCACACGAAGCTCAACGTCAGTGGGCTTCTTGGGCAAGAATGTTGAAAGGTCAAACAGGCCATGTTTTTCAATGGCTGCCTGTTCGGCTTCTGTGAGTGCACTCTCTTTGCGAGCCCACTTAGAGCTGTTGTAGTCAGCAAAGCCACCTTTGGATCCTTTGCTGATGCGGAAGTCCAGACCACGCAGGTAGTCGGTTGGCAATTCTTCCAGCTCAGGGTCCATCAGTGCACCCTTGATGGTGGTAAAGATCTGCGGCCCAATGATGAACCTGCGGATAGGATTGTCTGGAGTCTTGTCATCGGCCAAGGGATTCTCACGTACAAAACCCTGGAACACATAGCTGCGTTTCTTCCAGTATTTGCGACCCATGTCCTCAAGACTCTTGTCTTTGAACCAGGTACGAACTTCGGCCAAAATAGGGCAAGCATCGCCCCACATCTCCACGCAGGGCACTTGCACCATGACCTGTTTGGATTCCATTTCGCCTTTGATGCCAGCAAAGGGCAGGCGAATCATTGCACGTTCGACCCAGAAAAATGTGTTCTTTGAGTTACCATCTGGTAGGAAGCGAATTGAGGCGCTTTGGCCTTCTTCCATGTTCCAGTGTGGGTAAATGGAGTTGTCTCCACCGGTGGATTGCCCACCTTGTTTGTTTTCAGCTGCCTGTAAACGTGCTCGAATTTCTGCTAAAGATGCCATAGTATTTTCTCCTTTAAAAGTTGCCTATGTTGTGTTGCCTATCTAACAATGTAGATTGAGTTGCCTGTGACACAGAACAAAAAAGCGCATACACCTGTGTAGTATATGCGCCTTTGCTCCGGGTGTCAAATTTATTTATGACTTATTTGCCCAAAGCCAATTTTTTCATTCTAGCCAATGCATCGCTTTCGTAGTAGCTGCCAGTGATGGCTGCATTGCGATTGATTGGGTCGTCCTCTTTTTCTGACAGTGGCATGTTGGCTGTGTTTGGACGAGTGGCACCTATGCCTTGGCTGGCTGCTTGAGTTGATCCTTTTACGATGGCCGCGGTGCTAGAACTGGGTATGGGCACATTTTGTTCACTCATGCCACACTCGGCCAGGCCATGTTCAGGACAGTATTCACCTTCTGTGGTCATGTTGCAGCTACCTTCGGCCACAGGTGCGTCAAAGCCACTCATGACTTCAAATGTGCTGATGTTGTCGGCTTCGGGCATGACCATTTCAGAGTTGTTTTCGTCGAGGCCCGGCCTGTCTTGATAGTGGTTGTAGGCAGTGGCCACATCACTAATAAAGTCTTCGTCATAAGAAATCAAATTACGAGCAGCTTTTGGTGTCATGCCAATGGCAATTAATTCATGGTACACTGCACTGTAAAAGTCGTCGTTGGATTTATCTGTTGCCATGCCTGGTTTTTCACGGGCCAAAATCTTGGCCACTTTTTCATAGGTGTATTCAGAATTTTCGTGAATCCGACTTTCCTTCACAGGCACGCCAGCATGTCGAAGCATGGCATCGAGGTCTTCCGCCACACCTTGTGACCTGTCATAGTCAAGTTGTTGCTGTTTTTCTTTTTCAAAATTTCTAGCCGTTGCATATTTTACATCTTGTGGAGTTAATTTGCCTGTAGCTTGTTTTTCGCGTGCCTTATATCCCAATGGGTCAAAGGTTTGCCCGGGAAGTTGTCGCATACCTGCACGATCCAACGAAACTTTACCAGCTCTAGTGTCTCCTGGGCCTTCATACGAATCATCGTAGGCAAAAGTTTGTCCTTGATATTTGGGATCGCGCCATTTTGCAGCCTCCGCCACACCTTGCTGGCCTGGTGCTGTGTCTTGTGCCACATCAGCAGGTTCAGCTTCAGTGCTCTGAGGAGTTTGAATGCCCAGTTCGGCTAAGCGTGCTTGCACATCTGTGTCGTTCCAGATGTTGGCTCTGGGATCACGCTGAGCCAAGTCGGCCAAGATGTCAAACAGTTGATCGTCACCTATCACATCATACAACTGCTCAGTGGCATTGGTAGCATCTGGGCCCACAATCAGTTCACTGCTCATTAGGTTGTCTAGTTTTTTTTGCGCATCAGGTGTGTCTGGAAGAGCCCAGGTTCCTTCCATGATCTGGTTTGCCCAGTTTTCAAAAATTTGTGCTTCTTTCATAGCTCTTCCTCTTTGTTGTATTTTGGCCAGTGTGGGCAGTGCTGCTTCAATTCTGGCATCCAGTGTTTGTTCAATGAACATGGTCTTGAGATCTTCTACTAAAGCAGATTGATCTGCAATGTCAGCTGGTGACCATGATTCAAAATACTGTTGGTAACCGCGACCAGTGCTGAGACTCTGTAAGTCATCGCGGAGTTGTGCATAGTATTGCTGTGCTGTTTCCACCAAGGCCTGTGTAACGCCTTCAAACACTCGCTGTTGGCTGGCTCTGTTGAATCTGCTGAGCACAGACATTTCTGACACAATTTCAGCAATGTGCTGCCCGCGAATGTCGTAAGGGCGACCACCTTGACGCACATGCTCCAGCATGGCTCGGCCGCCAGACAATTTAGCAAATGGTAGTCGAAAACGTTCGCCGTCGGCAGTTTCGATAAACAAACTTTCCACATAACGATAGCGTTTGTCGTCCTCGCCTATCATGCGATTGTGACGTATGACCAAACGAGCTTCTGTAGGCTCGCCCATGTAGCTGACTCTGCGATTGCCATAGTAGCCTTCAAACAGGCCTTCTTTTATGGCAGCCATACCAGCCATGGTGTGTTTGAGTTGATTGATATTTTTGGGACTAAATGTGGCCAAGCCATGTGACGTGGCAAAACGTGACATTTCTTCCAAGAATCCAGGATGACGTTCGCTGCCAAACCAATCCAGTTTGTCATTGGGATCGTCCATGGTTCGGCCAATGTTGTCCCCAAAAAACAATTGCAGGTCATTGTCGTCGCCTAGAATAATGACCACTGTGCCGTAGTTTTTGCCTGAACTGGCTATCCAATCAAATGCAAATACCTTGGCGTCAGCTGGAGTGCTGTCCATGCCTTTTTCGTCGGTATATTTGACATCAAAGTTTTTGGTAGCCAACAAATCGGCTAGATCTTGTGCGAGATTTTCACGTGCCATAGTGCATTATTTATCTTAGCGCATGATTGATATGAATGGCATGGGTTCCACTATGTTGTCACTGTGATCTTTGAGATGTGTGTCAAGATCAGCATGATAGGTCTGCAACATCAACAGCATGCGCACTGCCAACAAACACGCCATGACCAAATCGTCAGTTTCGCCTGGTTTGGCAGCATAGCTAGTGCCCTGAGCCACAAATGTTTTGAGTTCAGAAACCAACATCCTGCTGTTGATTTTCATGCGCCCTGATTCAATGAGAATTTTCAGTTTGTTGCAGGCCGTTATTTTGCTCTTGTTGGTTGTGTTGAATCCTTTGCGGAACCGGCGCCCTGTGCTGCCGGTCACTGAATTGTCACTGAGAAAATAGCCAGGAATATTGTCCTCGCCATATTCAGCAATGCTGATCAGCGCAGCTTCGCCTATGGTATTGTTTTCAATAGAATAGTAAATGCTTTTTTCATCGTTGACCACTGCATGCAGTTCTTTCACAATGTCTGCCAGTATTTTGACCTGTGTGGGCACATCAGTTTTGTTGTGACGCCATTCGGCAATTTGATCTGTGGTACGAGCATCAAAAACTTGTATGGCAGCAGGGTCGCCACCAGTGCCCAGGCTAGGGTCCAGTGCAACCACATACATGCCTTCTTTGACAGGATTCTTGTACCAGCGCACCTGCCCAGTTCTGTGCGTGGGCTCAATGCCTTCCAGATCCATGAGACGGATGGGATTGATCAGTGTTTCATCGTTGATAACAAATTCACAGTCCATTTCTCTACGAAAACGTTCTTCGCCCAGCTGAGCCAATTGTTCTGCGCCCCATTGGTCTCCGCGGTCAGGATGCTCTCGCCAATAGCTTCTGAATGCCTTGAACCCGTTGATACCCAGCTCTGTGGTGTTGCCATGTTCATCTGTGGTCTTGTTGGCTCCTTTCCACAGAAACGCAAACTGATCTTCATCAGAGTTAGGAGTAGATGTAATGATTGCCTTACCACCAGTGGCCAGTGTAGGCGATATGGAGGTCCAAAATTCTTTGGCAATGGTGGGTCTCACAAACGCAAACTCGTCAGCATACAGCAGCGAAATACTCATACCTCGACCAGTGGTCTCAGTGGTGGTCTGGCTCACAATACGTGACCCGTTTTCAAATTCCAGGCTGCCTTTGTTGTAACTGGTGGCACCAGCTCTGATATGATTGGGGCACAATTCATAGGCATAGCGTATGCGCTGCATGATCTCTTGGGCACCAGTGTATTTGTGTGCAGCAATGAGGATGGTAGAATCTGGCACAAACATCGCATACCACAACAGATAGCCAGCAGCCGAAGTTGACTTGCCAGTTTGTCGTGGCATCAACGATATTGAGTATCTGTAGTTGTGATAAGTGGCAATCAGTCTTTTTTGATAGTCAAAAGGATGATATAGCATCTTACCGCGTGTGGGATGCTGAATATAGAAAAAATGATCCATGAAGTATAACGGACCATTCTCTGGGTCAGCACACAGAGCAAATTCAGTGAGCTCTTGCTCGCTGTAGACTTCTCTGCGGTGCGGTGCTTTGACCAGCACAGTTTCAAGATTGTTTTTGAGACCAATCATATATCATTCGATTCGCTAATGCAATATGACCTTCGGGGCCGCTGTGCATGCGGTCCCGTGCATAACCAATTTGTTCTCGGCTGTGAGACATGTGATCAAACGTGTCATAGATGAAACAAGGTATTTCAAATTCATCACAAATGGCTTTGATCGCTAACTTGTTTTTTTTGGCATTGAGTCTAGAATTTTCGTCTGCGGTGTGCCAGTGTTTCAAAAAACTATCTACTTCGGTGGCGGATTTTACCGCACTGCTAGGCAAGTATACGTCTATAGGAGGATATCCTGCGGCCAGGATCAATTCAAATCGATTGGGCGGTGGCGTCAACATAAACACTGCTCGAGGTCTAAGACGTGGGATCCAATATTCAGCCAACCTAAAACAAGTGTCAGCTGAACTACCGCCCCAGGCCAAAGTACGTGGCACTAGATTCAACGCTGCGCCCACCAACTGAGGCCATGTGGATTGCACGGGTAATCCTATGCCAACAGTAAAACTACAACCCAAAGCTATCATGCAGTCTCGATCATCAAATTCATCACAACGATATCCGTGGCTGTTGATTTTGTAAGTTATGGCGCCAGGTTCCAGCCAACCTTGTTTGCGAAAATATTCACTGTATTCAGGCACTTGGCACAGCCGTTCAAAACATTCTTTGGTATCAGATGGCAGAAATTCCAAAGTTTGATTGGCATAATTGATGCCTGGGTGCCAAGGATCTTTTGATTTCATTTGATTTATCATTGAGCTGCTGGAACAATCCAAGTGTAAGTACTTAGTCTGTAACTGTCCGCAGGCACAGTGTCAAGCATGGCATGCCATAACAGTGGGCGATAGCCTGTTGAATCAGCTTGATTTATCATGATGTAGCCAGCATTGATTTGCGCAGGCACTGTGTATCTCAATGAGTTGGTATCTTTGTACCAATAAAAACTGGTGCCTGGGCCGCGCCAGGTCAGCTGCATGCTGCCTGGCATTTCACCGTCGGTATGCAATGGACACTGGAAGCCAGGTTCATCTACCCAGAAGGCAGTGTCAGTGTAGCCTTGTATAGGCACGGGCAACTGTGATTGAATAGTGGACCACACAGATTTGAGATAGTCATGCCATTGATCAATCCAGGCAATGGCCGTGTGTTTGATTCTTCTACGCCGCCATGACTCTTGACCTTGTTGCGGTTCCCAATCAAGCTCCAGCCACGATTCATTCAGCACCAAATCTACAATGGATTTGGGAAACACATCTGTGATTCTAAACAAATTTGATTGGTGATCAACCGCAGTTATTTGCATAGAAATGCCAACTCCGGCCATAGGCGCTCAAACTCTCCAGCTTTGTCTGGATGATATATTTTTTCATTGGTTGCAATATGATTTTTAAATGCAACACCTATGTTGGTAAACTTTTGCTCTTGCAAACGAGATCGATAGTTATTCAACGCTTGATCAAAAAATTGCCGTTCAGCAGCAGTGGCAATATCCATGGCATAGAAACGTTCAATTTCATCAATGGCTTCTTGGGCCACTCCAGCGCCGTGCAAGAAAGGATCTAGGTATTCAGGCTGAAACAAGTTCTGCCACAGCACTGTGGTTTTGGTGTCTTCGGCAAACTGTCTAAGTTCGCAGATTCTAGTGGCATTGTAGATGTTGTACACTGCATGTATGCCACCCCATTGTCCTTGTGTGGTCATTAGATGTTTAATCTTGGAAAGATTTTCATTGATCAATGTCCAACTGGCACCATGGCGTACATATTCCACACGTTCACCAGTGTTGTCAAAACTCATTGACCAACCAACTTTGGATCTTGTGGCCAGTTTGCGAAATATTTTGTTTGATTCAAGATCTACATTCAAATTGGTAATCAATGTGACAATGGCTTCTTGGGGTATGACATCCAACAGACGTTCATTCTCTGGCAGCAACAAGGGTTCACCACCAACCAAGGCCACTTCGTGTATGTGCTCATAGTGCTGTTCAATGAAGTCGCACACTGAATCATAGTAAGGTCTGGCACCAGATTTGAATGGCATGCTTTTGATACTGGCCCATTTTGAACTGCATGCTTCACCGCAATAGTTGCAACTCAAATTGCACGTGGTGTTCCAGCGCACATCCACAATCACAGGGTAGTGGTAAAGATCTCCAGCTCGAGCATAGTCAAACCCTGGATTGACGTCATTGTGCCATCGGCGTTCAGAGTCTGCGCCGAATCGTTCAGCTCGTACACAGTTAGAACAATACTCGTGTGGCTTTCCTTCGGCCAGGCTTTGGCGAATTTCAGCCATGAGGTCAGAGTTCAGTATTTGCTCAATGGTCTGGCTGTTGAGGTTGCCCAACATGTTGGGGTTGCCAGCACAGCAAGTTTTAACATCACCACGTGGATTGATGTGCAATCCACGCCATGGCGCTGCACAGTAAAAGTTACTCATAAGGTATTTACAGGCTTTGTAAAGCGTGATTCAGTTTTGGCTGCCAACGAGCAAACCAAGGTCGAGATTGAATTGTACCACTGTTATGAGCAAACCAATCCCAATTATGATCAATTTGCTGTTGATGCTGCCGACTGTAATCAATGGCGTCCGGAGCTGTGGCAAAATTTTTGCAGATTTCCACAATGGGTTCAATGTCAAACTCTTGCGCATGTCGGGCAAAAAATCTTGGAGCAAACCCCAAATCCTCCAACACCTGATATCCAACTTCATGCATGTACACAGAAAAACAACTTTTGCTCAAGATACCTTTGGCTGTTTTTTCACAGATCAAAGTGTTTTGACCCACTTCAGTTTCTGTAATGATCACTATGCCTGTGTGCCAAGCAGGATGACTGATTCCGTAGTCGTTGGGAAATTGGTCTGGGTGCGTTTGTATCTGAGGAGGCCACTGGCGCTGAGCAGCATTGAACCAATCAATGCCAAGATGCGAATTCAAATCAAAATAGTTATTGGTCCACAAATTAACAAAAGACACACTGTAACTGTCTATGTTAGGATCAAGCAACCCTTGATCAAGCAAATGATGCATGAGCCAAACTCTATGAGCAGCATTACGACGATTGAGACAGCCAATGCGTCCAGATTTAGGCCGACTCACAATCTCAGGATAGTTCAAAATTAGAAACAGGGGAAAGTAAACACAGCCAGGCAGGTTGTCATAGAAGTGTTGAGCTTTGGCACTGAGCATACAAACTTTTGAATTGCGCCATATGGATTGCAATTGGCCAAGTTTTTCTTGGAGCTCTTCATTGGTCAGAGTCACAGGATCCCAAGATGCTTCTATAAAAACATACTCAGGAGCTGTGATTTCATTGCTGAGGGCACAGCAGCCCGACCAAAAAGTGTCCCAATCGTAGGAATGCCAGCCAGTGAATGGTGTCTGTTGCAATATGATATTGTCTGAAGGCAATACCACTTCGCCTGGAAAAGTGTCACCGTAAAAAACTAGCCGACCTTGGTCGTAATTGTAAGATGGCATCCCGCTCTTTGATCAGCACCAAGACGTTTTGGCTTCGCCAAAATATTCGCGAGCAAAGCCGTTTGCAATGAGACCTTGACGCAAGCTACGGCCGTCTAGAATGATATCTCCCAAAACACGACCACCGAACTTATCCCAGCCATAGAGAACAACTTGGCGTTGGCGGCTGGCAGCAATCGCACTTTTGGTAAATTCAGTTGCGGCCTGGCCTCGAGCGTTTTCCTGAGGGCACTGTGCTCGGTGTCCTTTTTCAGGTGTGTCAACGCCAAAGATTCGGACAGCGAGTTCGGGCTTGAGCGGCGCGGGTAGAAAGGGTGCTGCGATAACCACAGTGTCGCCATCGTTGATGCGAACAATCTGTGCGTCATAGGTTACCCCTTGTGGTGTTTTTTGTGCCATGGCCAGGCATGGAATCAGTAGTAAAGAGAGTAGTAGTTTTTTCATAATTTTAAGCGTAGACTGCCGAAGCATAGATATTGGCGGTGTCACCGTCGAGACTGTAGTAGGTGACTACTGCTGTGGTTTGTTGTGTGACTGTAAACGTTCCAGCACTGGTGGTATTCAACGCGGCTACGCCGGAAGTAATAACGTCACTATCAGCAGCAGAGGTATTGGTAGCTATGAGTGTGATTACTCTACCAGCAACAATATTACTAAACGCCACAGTAAAATCAGTTGTAAATGTGCATTTAACAATGTCGTCTGTGGTCACATTGAGTGTTAATGTAGTGCCACCTACTGATCCTGCATTACGAATTGAGTGTGTGACCAATCCTGTATAGTTGGTGGCAGAAACATTGCCGCCTGTGATGTTGCCAGTGGCCGTGATTGTAGTAGACGCAGTCAATGATCCAGTTGATGTAATACCTGCAGTGGTCAAGTTGCCACTTGAAATATTGCCGGTGGTAACAATACCATTGTTGATTGAGGTGTTGGGAGTTAATAGGTATCCAGAAGTTACAATATTGCCAGTGGCTACAACACGACCGCCGGTGGCTATGTTTCCGCTGGTGATGTTGCCAGTGGCCTGGATGGTTGTGGTTGAACTTATGGCACCAAACTGAACTGTATTGGCTGTGCCAACTGCTTGACCAATTGAGAATGTCACGTTGCCTGTGGCGGCACTGACTGTGACACCAGTGCCAGCAATGGCCGCCGTAACGCCGGTGTTAGTCAAGGTAATTGAGTTGCCCAGTGCCACTGTCCCAGAACCAGTGAGTCCAATGCCTTGACCTGTTGATAAATTCCAAGCAGGATTGGCCAACTTGCTGTTGACAATACTACCTGCACTTAGAGCATTGGTTACATCACCACTGGTTAATGTGACAGCTCCTGTTCTGGTGTTGAAACTGCTTACGCCAATGGCTGTGGGTATCTTTTCCCACACGGTGCCGCTGTAGATCACAAAGTCGCCTTCGGCAAAAGTGATAGGCCCTGCTCCAAAGTTCACAGTACCAGCGGCACTGACTGAATATTGATCACCAGCTGAGCCCACACCGTTGGTCAAGGTAGGAGTGTTGGTTGCGGCACTCCAGGCGCCTTTGTAAACAGTTGCACCAGCTGGCAATTGACTTGTTGGAACTTTGCCCGATCCGTCCAAGGTAGCCACACCATTGGCATTGCCCCGCTGTGTCAAGGGAATGGCTGCTGTGGTCTGTAGTGTGCTGTCTTTGAACTTGATACCCACCATGTCCACTTCCATGTAACCGGTGTTGGTTCCTGCACCGACTATGAGATTGGCGCCAGAGTCAGCGTCCAACAAGCTGATGCCAGTGGTGGTCATCTGCATGTTGCCAATTTGTACTTTTTGTGTGCCATTGATCAACAACGCACCATTGTTGACTGTGAGTTCAGCGTCGGTGCCTAGTGTTTGATCTTGCATGAATATGCTGTCAGGACCAATGTATAAACTGGTCCACTTGTTGGTGGCATTGCCCAGCTGATAAAGGTTGTTTACTGTGGGTATGAGATTGCCGCCAAGATCAATGCCTTCGGGTTGGAATGTGGCTGTTATGACCTGTGTGTTGCTGCCATCGGGCGTGGTGTAGATTTGTACCTTGCTGCCTTGAGCCGTAGTGGTTTGATTTTCAGTTGCCACAAAGTCAATTTTGGCAAAACCCAAGGGTGTGAATCCAGCGGTGTTGGTGAGATAAGGGTTGGCCCCCAGTCTGCTGACCACTTGATTGGCCAACACTCCTGTGGGTGCGGCGGCTGTGCCGTTGAAACGTCGTCCCACATACAAGGGATAATTGCTGATGCCATCGTTGTAGATTCTACTGGGTTCGTTGTTTTGACCAGTGACGTGAATCATACCTCCTGGATTGCCCAGAGGCACTACAGCACCACTGGTTGATCCGATGATCTCCAAGGCTCCTGTATTGTTACTGCCCACTGGCACACGAATTGTGGTTTGTCCATTAGTTTTTACAGAAAAGTCTGGATCTAAATCAATGTTTCCTGTGGCATGCACATCAACTGCACTTAGAATTTCAACAATACCGTTGCCCGCAGGATCAATAGTTATGCTACGATTGGCCACATTGCCAGCAATGGTTTGATCTGTTATTACTATATTGCCCAGAGTAGCCGAGGTAGCAATTACTATGTTGCCTTGTACTATTTCTGCACCGGCATTGATCACATTGGCTGTCACCACGTTGAACGTAGCGTTGCCACCGCTAGCAAGTCCTACAGGAACTCCGCCGGCTGTGTTGCCATCACTGGCATAAAAAGCGTTGGTCACAGGGTCCCACCACAAGCGGCCTGTTTGGCCTACATAGGTTTCGGCATTGGCATTGTTGTCGCGGCTGGTAAAAAGATTTTGAATGAAGCTCACTGCGGCTCCTTAGCTTTCCAACGGTTCGTCGTCAGACAGCTCACTGATCACAGCCGGATTGAGGCCTGCAGCTTTTTTGATCTTGGCCAATTCTGATTCAAAACTGGTGTCTTGTTGGCTGTCTGGACTGCCCACTTCATTGGTTTCTTCTCGTTCCGCATCAGTGCCGTCGTCGTAGACATTTTCCACGCCCACAGCTTTTTTCAACAGTTCCAATTTCATCTGTAATGGAGGCAGGAACAGATCTTCAGGATCTTCTGCGTTAGAGGTGATCACTACGTCTTCAGGATTGCTGAAATTGTTTAGATCGTCTCTGGCCTGTGGCACAGTTCGAGCAAGCTCAGCGCGGTCTATCATGTCTACTATTGATCTAAGTAATTCTGCAACTTTCATATTTGTTCCTCTAAATTATCTAGCGTAGCCCGCAAATGGTTTGATTGGACTTTGAGTGCTTACAGATTTGGGCTCTTTGCTGTCAGCGGTAGAAACCAATTTTTTACCACCAGGTGTGCGAGTCATTTTCAATGCCAAGTCTATCACTGCATCAACATTGGAATCAAAGCCTGATATTACGCCGTGCTCGCCAAATGCAGTTTCTGGCTGCCAGTCAATGATATCTTTGTCTAGAATCTTTTGATCTTTGCCTAGGTCACTGCGAGCACGAGCCATGGCCACGCCAAATCTGTAGTTGCGATACGGGTCTGATGCACTGAGGCCTGGCATGATATAAGTGTAACGCATGGGCTCAGCTATCTCTGGTGGCAGCTCGCGTTGTTCTGCAACAAATTCACGAGCTCTCATCTAGGATATCCTTTGAAAGCTCGCATAGGGCTGCTAACATTTACCGCAGGATGTTCTTGACTGCGCATGTCTCCGCTGTTGAGGTCATGATGTTTGCTGCCCACAGCTTTGTAAGCCAGTTTCAACATGTCAGCTTCTTGCTGGGTGTAAGGAGCAGCAACGTCGTGCCGACCGGCCCAGCTTTCGCCGTCAATTTCATTGGTAAATGTTTGTCCGTCATTGCTGGCCACAGCCATCATGATACGGTTTAGTTCATAGATACGGTCAGCAAACTGCCCGTCACGAAATTTGTGTAGGCCGCGGGTAGCATAGCGCAACCTGGTACTGATGTCGCCTACTTTTTTCTCAGCAAGAAATTCGCGGGCTCGCACAATCAGCTACCTCCGCCAATCACTCCAGATTGAGCTGAACTTGCTGTGCCCAATTCCAATGCAGTAAACGAGCTTGCGCACACAATGGTCACTTTGTTGCCGGCGCCAACATAGGTTTGATACACTGTGTTGGCAGGAATGTTGATGGGTGCAGAATACAAGTTGCCCACAGCATTGGCAGTGCCCAGTGCAGTGGCATACACCTGCAGCCAAGCATTGGCAGCGTTGGTGCTGATTTCTAGCCGGTCAGTGTACACTGTGGCATTGCTGAGCGAGGTATAAACGTTGGCGGCCATTATTTGGATTCTTTCTTGGGTTCATAAGGTTTGAACAATTGCGTGGTCTGTTGCAACACAGGTGGCACACTCTGCTCAGTTCGAAAAACTGGTTGCTGAGCAGGTTTGGCCTGTGCGGCATAGCTGTTTTGATAGGGTGGCATCATTTTGCATCTCCTTACCAGGCGCGGCAACTCCAGTAACGTGCTTTCCAACGAGGGCCTGGATTGTCACAGTTGTGTCTAGCACGAAAGTTTTTTCTACGTCCAGGTATGCTCTTCTTGATCTTCATGCCTTTTTGACCAAAGTTCACTTTGACCACATTGCCTTTGGGTCCACGCACATACACTTTGCTTTTCTTGACATCGCCTGCCATGGGCTTGCCCAAGGGTACTTCACGCCCCTGATACTTGGCTTCGTCCATGCTTTGACCTTTGTTGGCTTCCATGTAGTCAGCCGCAGTATCAATATAGTCTGACGCTTTGGTAATTTTCATCTGCACCCACTCAGGCATGTTGTCGTTGTCGTCTAGCATGCCGTTGAGTCTGCGAGCAGCTCGCACAATGGTCTGCAATTGGTCTTTGGCTTGATCACCTTCGTAGTCGTATTCGCCCTGGTCAACCATGTCTACTTGATCGCCATCACTGTCTGCTTCATAGTCTTGGCTTTCTGTGATAGATTCGCCCAAATAACCATAGTTTTCCAACAGGTTCATGCCTGCTTCGTCAGCGTAGATAACAATACCGTCAACAGTTTCGTCACAGATCCAAGTTTCAAACAGGGTTTCTTCGCGAATATTGATCGCAAAGTAGTCGCCGCGCACAGGTTGACTGTAGGCACGCTCTGATTCAGCAATGTATTCGCGAAGACTTTTCATCATTTTAGCCCTTGTATTGTTTCCACAGACGTGTTATGTCAAGAATACTTTCTTCAACTTTGTTGTCTTCTTTGTCTTTAACGGCTTTTTTCATTGGCTCTTTTTTGTCACCATCTTTGTCCATGTCCAAGAAGTCAGGTTTTTTACCTTCGGCTACACCGGCCATTTCACGCAGTCTGGCCAATTCATTGTCGCCTTCGTAGGTCATCATGCGATTTTCTTGGCCTGCAATCACAGGCACAGTGGTCTGACCAGTGCTCTTGGGTTTGTTGAGTCCACCAGAATATTGCAGTGCGTCATTGCTCTGCACTTTGTCTGTGGGCCATTCAGGCTGATTTTCGTCAACTTGTTCGTCAGGGCTGCCACAAGTTTCTGCGTTGGCATCGCTGCCAACTCCAGCCATCTTGAGCAATTTGCCCAACATCATGGCATCGTCGTCTGTGGCTGTCACTGTTAACGATTTGGAAGGGCCTCCGTGCATGTCATTGTTCATGCTCATTGAAATGTTCATTGACTCGGCAATCATTTGTTCTAGCTCACGATTCATTGAGTCGTAAATGCCTTTGCCAAATTGCATGCCGCTTTTGCCTGCTTTGGGCGCAGCAGTGGCCACACTACCTGACACTGTGGTTTCTTCTACTTCTTCTTTTTTCTTGCCTTCAGGCTTTTTCTTCTCAGGCAGGCCTTTGTGTTTGGTAGCCGCAAAGTCTTCTGCGTCTTTCTTGCCCATTGATTTGGCCACTTTGGATACTTCTTTGCTGGCAGGCTTTTCACCTTTTTGTGCAGCATGCACCATGCCCATGAAACGCTGTTGCTTTTTGCTCACTGCTTTTTCATCCACTTGTTCAGCACCATCAGCCGCTTTGCTGACTTTGTATCCGGCTTTTTTCAACATGGCCATGGCCTGTTTGATTTCTTCACTGTCGTGTTCGGCTTCTTTGGTCATAAGTTTTGACTTGCCACTTGGTCCCTTGGCACCCATGCTCTTGCCTGTGCCTTTGGGACGGCCACGACCGCGTTTTTCGCCATCTGCTGGAGCGTCATCACCTGTGTCAGTTTCGCCTGTTTTGGCATCGTATCTGCGAGTGTGCTTGATGCCAGTGGCAGTTTTTTCAATTTCGCCTTTGGCGCCTTGCACCTTGTGGCCAGCTTTGACTTCGCCACGACGTTGATCAACAGCTTTGATCATGTCATCCCAGCCTTCGTCAGTTTTTTCTTGTTTGCCACCTTGGCGCAGCATGGCAAAATCATTGGCATCAAGTTTACCGTTGTTGTTTTTGTCTAGTTTCTTTTGGCCGCCACGGAGTGCGCCACGCATGGCTTCAGCAGCCACATCGCCCAGCATTTCGTCAACTTCTTTTTTAGCGCCGGCAATTTTGTCAGCAAAAGTGACTTTGTCTGCTGGAGGTGCCAGCTTGGCAAAACTTTTTTGTTTTGCCGTCATGGGTTTTTCTTCCAGCGGGCCGTATTCTTCTTTGGCCATTTTTTTGTTCTTGATCTCGTTCATGCCGCCTGGGCCAGCAAAATTACTGACTTGACTGTCTTGATGCATGGGCGAGTAATTGCCTGGCTTACGTCCAGTTTGTGGAACTCCTACATCTCGCTGCAAATTTTTCAACAGCTTTTCATCGCTAGGAGCAACTACATCCATGGCCTTGGTGGCTGCTTTTTTTATGCCGCCGCCAATGGTCTTAACAATAGATCCTAAACCTTCTTCTACTGAATCGTCGTATTTGTTGTATTTGTCTCTGATCTTGTCAAGATCTTTGCCTTGACGACCAGCTTTGGCCAAGGCCTGCATGCCTTCTTTGCCATATTTTTCAATGCCTTTGGCATGGCGACTCATGTCGCGCTCATTGAGTTTTTGAGTCACTGGCTTGTCTGCAATGTCAGTTAGACGTTTGTTTAGTTCATAGAAAAAAGTCATGTTATCATCCTCGAGGTTGGGCGCCAGTGGCTGGCTTGGGTGGTCGTTTGATATTGGTCATAGGGCTGCGTGTGCCCTGTGGCAAATCATTACTGGTCTTGGCAGCAGGGGTCTTACCGCCTGCCACTGTAAAGTCTGAACGATATTGATTTTGTAACACCACATGATTGTGCGCTTCAACACCGTAGTCCTTTTTCAGACCATCTTGTACTTTGTTGTTTTTGGGATAGTCAGTGTTGGCCAACAGATCTTTGTTTTCAGTTTCAACTCGGTCTGCTTCGTCAACTAAACCGTCAACATAATCTTGAGTCTGCATCACAACAAGATTGGGATTGCCGCCCATGAGTTGATACAGTTGTTTGATTTGAGGCTCAATGGCTGGATAACGAAAACTCACATCAAACATGGTCACAGCATCATTTTGATTGTTGGGAAAGTCTGTGAGAATTTTTTGTATGGGCGTGACCTTTACTTCGCCCATCTTCACAGGATCAAATTGATCCAGTTTGGATTTGAGGTCACGAACTTGTTCGTCCGGAATGCGACCGCACAGCTTGATACGATAATCGTATGTGCGTTCACTTTCTGCTAGATATTTGGCAAATGATTTCATGTCAGGTTCCTGTGATATATTTATTCATTTTGCGTTTTTTGATTCTTACCCAGAATACGTTCCAACAGTTCGTTGCGACTGAGCACATGCCCAGTGCCTTGTTGTGGTGTGGCTGCATCCGGAGGTTGTTGTTGATCCAGTCTGGCTTTTTTCAGCTGAAGGTCAATCATTTTGAGTTTTTTGTCTAGTTTGGCTGTTTTGGCAGTGATGGCATGACCCAACATGTTAGACGCCACTGAAAAAATCTCTGATGCAAAGCGGCTGTCCACTTGCATGCCCAAGTCCATGAGATCTCGATAGCTGTTAGTGGCCAAGTCGGCCAGGCCGTCCATTTCTGAATCAGTGGCTTCCAGTCCTCGCACGGCTGGCAGCGCAGAATCAATTTTGTTTATGGCCTGATCAATGTCTTGAATCAGTGCACGGTTTTCAGCCAAATTGGGCACAGCGGCTGCAACTTCTTGATCAGTAGGCGGCAGGTCAAACAGTTCTTCCAGTTTTCTTGTCATGCCATATTTATGGGTTTAGGCACGACCGTTTCTAAACATGTCGTCTTCGGTGATCACTCTGAATGCTAGTCCTTGTTTTCTGCACCATTTGGTAGCAGCATCCCATTTGGCATAGTTCACAGCAATCACAGCTCGGTCTCTGGGATTTTGTCCTTCTTTGAGCTGGCTTTGACCTTTGGGTTTGATTTCAATCAACTCAGCTTTGACTGTGTTGTCTCTGGTACGATAGGTTATGAGAAAGTCAGGCACATAGCTGGTCATTTTGCCTGTGAGCGGATGCAGATAAGGAATGCGAATGCTTTCAGATGCCCACTGCAAAATATTGTCGTTGGTATCACAAAAGCGCATGAAGCTGTGTTCCCAGCCTGACCTATACCTAGGCTGACCGTTGCCCACGTATTTTTTGGCGTTGATTACTTGATAAACACCTTGTGCCCATTTGCTCATTGCAGCACAGCTCTTGCAGCGTAGAAGTTTGGCACCGGTTGAGAGTTCACGCCCAGCAATGTAGCACGGGTGCGAATATTGTTGAGATAATAAGCCATGTTCAGTGTCAACTCTAGCCCAGTTTGTCCTTTGATATTGTCTAAAAGAGTCAAAACTGGAATGTTGGTCTGATCAGCCACCTGGAACAGACTCACAGTGAAATTCCCAGCCACTTCTGGATTTTTCATTATAGTGCGGAAATAGCTGTTGACTATGTCGTACTCTGCTGCTGGTACATTGGCTTCAAACTGATAGAATCTGTCATAGATCCGCACTGTTTGATCAATGTTGAGATTGGTATAGTTTACTGATCCTGTGGCCATCAAACACCTCCACCGCCACGCAGCACTTCACCAGATCTAGGATTGCTCAGCGCAGTGCCAATTTGTCGCTGAGCAGTGGCTGTAGGGAACACCCATCCGTCAGCTTTGTTGATTACTTGGCGTGTGGCAGCAGGTCCAAGATCTCTAATGGCACCTGTGCCTAGACTCAATGCTTCGCTCTTGACCACTGATCTAAGATTTTTACCTTTGAAGGTATTATAAGTTGCACCAGCTTTTTGTGCAGCGCCAATCAGACCGGCCACCGATCCAGACTCTAAGTCTTGCAAAATGCCTTGACCAGTGTTTAGTAAACCGCCTTGGCCAAAAATACTGGCTGTTGATCCAGCTCGTGCCAACGGACTGCGTTCTGTATCATAGTGAGCAGTGTCTGGCCAGGCCACATTGGCGTCAGGCTTGCCCAGTGCACCGCTGAGATATTTTACAGTTTCATATCTTATGGTCATTGAATTTTGCATGATACCATTGCCTTCGCTGTAGTTGTAAGTATCATGATTGAAGTTAGCTACCACTGGGTTGATCAAAATATATCTTGCATATTTGTGTTGATCAAAACCATAGATCTGGATGTCTTTGAAGAACGGCGGCTTGCCGCTGGCTGAACTTGTGCCGTCCATGAAGTTCTCTCCAATGAAACCCCAGTCACTCACAGATCTATTTTGACTGTAGATATCTCTGTTGTTGTAATCAAATGGAACTTGGTTGCCAGTGGTCTGTCCAATACTGCCATTGGTAGTGGGAGCATTGTTCACATATTTTTGCGCAGGATCTTTGTAATAATAAGAATAGTATTGATACCACATCTCACGAATGTTATCGCCGCCATCGTCGTGAAAAGTTATGGTCACAGGTTCATAGTTAATTTTTGTTTGTACCACTCGCTTGCGGTTGTACTGATTCAGTGTGTGAGTGTCTATGCTAAATTTTGGCAGTTCTACAGTTTTTACTGCCAGACTGAGATTGTATACGTTTTCAGGATTGAAAATTTTAGCGTTTTTCAGAGCTGGTATTTCGTTGTAATTCAACGAGAACACCACGTGAAACAAAAACTTAAATCTGGGTTTAAGTTCGTAGGCATTGGTGCGAAAGGTTTTGCTTGCGTGAGTGTAATCACGCAAGCTGGCCGTGGCCGTAAAACCTTTGAGAAAGTCTTGACCAAAACTAGACATGGCCTACGCCTTATTAGGCGCCTTGGCCTATGCCTGTTACAACGTCGTTGACTGTACGTCCAATAACACCACCAATACCGCCACCACCTTGATTGCCTTGGTTGGCGTTGTCGTAAGCAATGGTCAGTGTAATTGCCACTGCTTCATTGGAACCATAGTTCATTGGTCCATAGTCTGCGGCTTTGAGATAGCATCCATACAGTTCCCATGACTCTAGAACAATGGGCTCATTGGCGCCGTTGCCACCATCAAGAATTTCAAACTTGGTCAGGAACTTGTAATCAATGCCCGATGCAGCCGAACTCATTTCCAAGAAGTCCATCTGTTTCTGCATCTGTTCACCAATTAGTTTGCTGACATTGCCTGACGCATCGTCACGAATTTCAGTTTGTACATCTGCCCAGCTATGACGTCCAGCCAATTTGAGTGTGCTGTTATAGATTGGCAAAGCAATTTCTTCAAATGTAAGATTGGGTCTTGCAAAACTCACAACCTGTTTGGTCAATTCAGTGGTTGGTGTTGACACGCCCAGATTTTCAAACATCACTCGAAAGCGATATCTCAGTTTGGGCATCAACAGACCTTGTGTGCTTGCACTTTGATCGCTGGCAAGCGGTACTGTCATTTTGTTTAGTGATGAACTTGGCATGTATATCTCCTATGTTTATTTACCTATGACACTAGTCAAAAAATAGGGCCTGAGCCCTATTTTTTTATGCGCCTCCTGCGATCTCTCCGGTGTTCTTGATACGCAGCGGTATGTAGATAAACTCCACTGCCTTCACTGGTTCAATGGCCACATCCACCCACAATTCATTGGCGTCAATGCGGGCTGGAGTGTTGTTGCTCAGATCGCACACAACCAAGTAATCGTACAATGCACGTTTTGCAACCAAATCTACCATCAAACTGTTGATGGTATTGGTGATTTCATTTCGTGTGATTTGATCATTGGGTTCAAACAAATACAGTTTACCAATTTCTTCCAACCGTCCACGCAGGAATGCTACCAAACGTGCCACATTGATACGATCCAATGCTGTGGTTGTTGTGGTAGATGTCTTGTTGCCAAAGTTTGTGATACCCACACCATTGACAAATGTAATTGGGTTAACATTGTTGAGATACAAGATATCGCGCAGGGCTTGGTTAACACTCAGCGGCACAAATTCGCCTGTGGTTGCATTGATATAGCCCAATTGCAGTGCGTTGTCAACTACACCACGTCGGGTGCCAGCTGGTGCCAACCATGGGTAGCTCACTTCGTCACTGCGAATAATAGTACGAACCATCATATGGCTTGGTGCGGTAACCACAGTATTGCCACTCAAATCAGTGGTCTGGCAGCTGGGATAAAATGTAGCAGCGTAATTGCTAGTGGCCGCTTGACCGTCACCAGTGACAGTGCCCAGACCACTGTTGTTGGTAGCCCATTGTACCAAGCTGTTGCCATCACCAGGCAGGCGCATTGGAGTGTCACCAACCACAAACAATGTGTTGTTGCGCTCGTTACTGAGTGCAATCATGTTGGGGATCAACTCGGGATAACCTGTGGCTGCAATTAGATTGTACTGAGCAGTTTCTTCTCTGGCGCCCAAGCTGGTGTCTATGCCTGACTTCATGGCTGCTACAATCATTTGTCGTTGAGCTTGGCGGCCTGAATACATTGCACCATTGCTCTTCAAACCGCTGGCAGATACCCAAGTGTAAGAATACTCAGGCAAGTTGCCAATGGTAGCTGGAGAAGCAGGATTGTATGCAGGTGCATCAGGGTAGTTGGCTGAAGTAAACACATTGGTAGTGAATCGCTTGACATTGTAACCAGATCTACGTGTGTTCCACAGCAGCATACCCTGTGGATATAGACTTGCGCTGGGCGCATCAAGATCAACATAGTTGCTGGTCAACAAACTTTCAATGGTAGCAATCTCGCCGGCTGCAGGATCCACTGCTCCACTGGCAGCCCATCGAGCATCACCAAACAAGATACCATTTTGTGTCACTTGATCAGTGGTATCAACGGCTACCCATTGATCAGTGCCACTGACAGATTCCCAACGATAAAGTTTGGGATAATTTTCTAAATCACTGCTGTCTACCCAAAGATCACCATACTGTAGTGGGCTTAGAGCTGCATCAGTTTGAGTGGTTGGTGCTGTGGCAGCAATGATTGGACCTGTGGCGTTGCACAAGGTCAGATCAAAACCGCGCACATCATTCGCTACTGTTTGGTAACCCACCCAAGCACCGTTGTTTTGAATCATGATGTCTGCCTGATCAACAGAACTATAGTACCACAATCTACCGTTGTCTGGATTGGTATCTGGTGCAGTTGGGCTAGCAGTGTATGTAAACAAAGGTGCAGTTACAAAATTGCTGCCAATGATAGAAACTCCATCAACTGGAGACAAACGGCACTTAGGCGTGTTTGCTGTGATGCCTGCCACACTCAATGGCGTGCCAGTGACTGGTGTAAATTGTATAGGGCCGCCTGCACTTTGAGTAAACACAATGTTGCCTGCGCTGTTGACGCTGGCAGAAACATTGGCCACATCTGCAGCAGACACCGCAGCCAAGAAATCTGACACTGTACCAGTTCCTCCAATGGTCACGGTACCAGTGTCCAAATCAGTGCTGCCAGTGACATATGTTGACAAGGTAAACTCATTACCTACAGTAAATGGCGTACCAGTGGGCACAGTGCTACCAGTGATCACTGTGGATCCTATGGCAATCTTTTCAAAAATTTCAAAAGAAAAAGATGACAACGGAGTGGTTTCATAGAAGTCTGAATTGGGACGAGCATATACTGAACCCACTGGCACGTTTTTGCCGCCACCAGCGGGATCTTTGGCAGCATTGTAAGCTCCGTCATTGGCATAAACAGGACAATCTACCAACACCCAATCGCCCAGTGTTATACTGTATTGTTTGAGTTTGACACTGACGCCGTTGTTTACTGAACTGATATTGTTCCAGACACTGCCAGTTGGGCGTGGCCGAGATTGTCCTTCGGCCCAGCGAGGAGCTTGATAACTGTAGCCTGAAAAATATATTGGAGCATAATATTCAATGGCGCTGATGCCCAGCGCTGCCAACAGTGCAGTGCCGCCACTGCCAGCTTCAATGCTGACAACGCCAGCAGTTGCAGTGCTGCCATCGTTGGTAGCATTTTCATCTGCATAGATAAACAGTTTGCCGCTAGAAGCTGCTGCTGTGACACCAGCAATGGCTGCATTGTTAATGGCTGTGGCAAATCCAGCCACAGTGGCTGCTGTACTGCCAGCTCCCACAGTGACCAAAGTGTCGTTGATAACAATAGAAGAGCCCAGTGTAAGACTAGCGGGAGTACCAGTGCCTCTGATTGTGGGCCATGAATTTTGCCAGTCAACTGTGCCTATTTGTACCCAGTCGTTAGAGGCATTTTTGTACCACCCATTAATCAATGGGTCAGTGACATTGGGCAATGTGACCACTGCATAATCACCAATGCTGCCTAGACTTTGCAAAGGAGTAAAATCACCACCGTCAGCATCTACTACATCTGCTGAACTGTTGTAAATAGTAGGAGTACGCACAGTGAAGGTGTTAGTACTGGCATTCCATTCTTGGATTCCCCACAATGTGGTAGATGTATCTAGCCACCAAGTGCCATCAGCTGGTATTCCCACTGGGCGACTCAATGAAGCAGTGAGTTCAGTGAGGTCAATGTCTGCTCGCTGAACATAGGCACGATTTGTTATACCCAATGCACTATATGCA